TACGTTAGGTCTTCCGTAAGAAAGTAACTTAATTTGCTTGTGTGTAATTTGGTCTTGTTTCTTTAATTGAATAGACAAAACTTGCTCAAAGAAAGTTGTACCATTCTCACGAGAAGAAGTGATAGTTGTTTCAAACGAGTTAGTTCCTTTCAATTCATATTTATAAATGTTGTTGATGTTACCGCCAATCGCAGTAATTACGTCTTCGTAACCTACCGCAGTATCGTAAGTAACGTCTGTTGTTCCGTCAAAGTCCCCGTAGTTAATGAAGTAGATGTTTCTTAACCCACCTACTACGTCTTTACAAGGTTCTTGTCTTCCGTGTGAAATATCGCAGCTCATTTTATTTTATTTTTTTAATGTTTTACAAAAAAAGGGTGGCAGTTTTATCCACCACCCCGTTATATTTTGGTTAGGTTGATTATCCGTAAATTACGATGTCTTCAATAACTCCGTAAGTTGCACCCGCAGCCATTCGCATAACTACACGCACGTTATCATCTCCTAAAGTAGCTGAAGTATCAATCACTCGTACTTCTTGCGTGTCGCTCAACAAAGAACAACCGAAGTAAAGGTTAGATGTAGTCGCTACCATCATTGAATCAACTGGAAGTCCGTTAGCCATAAAGATAGGCAACCCGTTGAAAGTCAACGCTCCGTTGTTGTACCACATTGTACCTTGTGCGTTAACACCTGAATTTGAAGTAGCAGCAACTGCGAAACCACCCAATGCAGCAACGTAAGCCTTAGCCACGTTTTGTGATACGTAGATTTTTAAATCAGGCTTTCCGTAAAGTGCAGCAGGAATAGCATCGTAAACCGCTTGTAATTCTCCGATTACGTTAGCTGGAGTAATAGCAGTTGAAGGTACTAATTGAGCAGCGGGTAAGTTAGGGTCAGCCAAAGCAGTTGTGTAAAGTCCGTCAAATTGTCCTGAGTTAGAGTTAGAACCTTGCCAAATAGATACCTCGTTAGCAGCAGCAACTTTTTCAGCAGCGTAAGCGATTAGGTAATCTGCGAAAGATTTAGGCAAAGTGTCGAAAGAAGAATAACCCATTTCGATTGATTGCCAAGTTGAGTGAAATTGAGATTTACAAAAAGTAAGGTTTACTTGAAGGTCTTTTACTTGAAGAACTCGCTCAGTTAAATCAACGGTAGAAGTAGGAGTAAAATCGCAAGTAGCATCAGCTAAAATTGCGTTCGTATCCAATCGTTGAATAACTGCTTTGTACTTTACGTTAGGCATAACGGTAACACCGCCACCTTCGATTGTTGGTGCGCTCAAAAGAGCAGCAGAAACGTACTTACCTGCCCATTGACCAGCGTAAGAAGTTGTAATGTTAGTTGTTGTTGGCATTTTATTTTTCTTTTATTAATTATACATTTTATTTAAGATGGAATCCATTATTCCTTTTGGTGCTTTTTTACCGATTTTAGTGAACTCGGTTTTAGCTTCGTTTTCAGGGTTAAATGCTATTGGTGTAGGTTCTTCGGAAAGTTCGGTCTTTTCTTCTACGACTTCGTCAACTTTCGATAGTTTAGCCAATTCTTCTTTTAACGCTTCATTTTCTTTTTTCAAGTTTTCCATTTCACTAAAGAATGTTTCTTTAACTATTGATTCAATAGTTTTCTTAGGAGATGATACAGGTTCGCTCATTTCTTGGTCTTTAGCTTCAGTAGGTACTTCTTCGGCAGGTGCTTCAGGCATTTCTTCTTCTTCTTTTACCTCTTTAACTTCCGAGATGATTCCTTCTTCAACGATAACCAAAATGCGTCCGTCTTCTAATTCGTATTCTCCAACCGGAACGGCTATCTTTTGTTCGTCTTCAGTTACAACGAAAACTTCTTTTCCTGTTTCAAAAGAATCGGCTTCGATTTTAGTAACTCCGTCAGCCATCATCATTTGTTCTAATTTTACTTCCTGAGAAAGTAACGCTTTGATTTTTTCTAATAGTGTGGTATTCTTCATATTGTTTTTATTTAATAACTTATTTAATTTTTGTTTGTTGCATTTTTAGTTTCCGCCCGTCCCGTTATTAGTAGTTGAGTGCGTGGTATTTTGGTTTGTTATTTGGCTGCCTTGAGTTTGTTGGTAGGTGTTTCCTATTCCTTGATTTTGTAAATCTCCGTTACAACATTTTCGGTTATATGTTCCGTCTTTACATAAGCAACCACGTTTACCACCTCGTGGACTACTTCGCTTTTCTTCGTTACTCATCCTTGACCTCTATTTAGTTTAATGTAATTCTTTGAACTCTTTAGTTTACTTGACTTGGATTTTGCGTGTACGTTTGGTCGCTTTACCTTTGGTTTTTGAACGTGAACTTTTACGTTAGTTTGCTTTGCCATTTTTTATGCTTTCAAGTTTACGTTGCGCCCATTCTATACCTTCGTCTCCACCCCAAGCTAACCACATTAAACGACCGCACCCGTCTCCTAATTCTTTTTGTGAATTTTGTCGGTGTCGTTCAAAACTTGCCATTCGTGCTATGGTGTCTTCGCTTATCGGTTCTCCTTTTGCTAATTGATTTGCACGTTGTTTGCCTACATCAGTTCCGCAATCTCCCCACCCGTTTTCTTCTGCGTATCTCAAAGCGGTTTTAGCGTTCTCAGTTGCTTGTTTAGGATAGTCCGTGTAAGATTCTAATTCGATGCCTAACAACCTTTTTAACTCATTTATTACTTCGGTAGCTTCGTCTTCTTCTGCGCTCATTTCGAATTTATCCGCAAAGTAACCTTCGATTGAGAAACCTTTAACTTTGCCTTCTTTAACATCGTTCCAAACTTCATCGTTGTTTACTTTCATTGAAATCATCCACGTTCCTTTTGGTAGGTCGAATCCGTAAAGTTTAGATTTGTCTTTTTGTTCGTCTTCGATTATCCACGATTCAACTACGCTTAATCCTGTTAACTTTTTATCGTGTTCGTAAGTAGCGTTGTTTTGGTTTGAACGCATTAAAAACAATTCACTTGCTTTGCGTATCGTGTCCGGACTAAAGTAAATATAGTATTCTTCGTTCTTTGAGTTTCTGCGGTATATTTGTTTGTTAGGAATCAAAGCCGCACCCATTAAAATTCGCTTTTCGGTGTCAACTTCTTTTAGTTCGATTTCGTGTTTATTTAAGGCAATAAAGTTTTCTTCGATTGCTGGAGAATGAACCACGCTAACCGCATCTATTCCGCTTTGCTCGTCTTGTTCGTCTATGATTAATTCGATGATTCTCATAACTATTTAATTTAATTATTCTTAAAGTGTTGCGTTTTGTATTCTATTCCTATCCAAACTTTGCGCCGTTGTAACTTGTCCGCTCACTACATAGGCTTGGGTAGGTTGTTGTTGAAGTTGCGAAAGTTGATTCAATCCATTATTACCTACCACGTTAAAACTTGGTGCTTGACTTCCCGCACCTAATGACATTCCACCAACTGAACCACCACCACCTCCACCACTTCCCGAACCACCGCCTTCGAACTTTTGAGATGCAATTTTTTTAACATTCAATAAACCAGCAGCAACTGCCATAGCCGCAGCAATTCCACCCAATACAGGACCAGTTACAGGGATAGCAGCCATTGACGCATACGCTTCGTTTGCCGCTTTGTAGGTATCTATTGTTGCACTTGCTATATCTGCTCCTTTTTTTACGTTGAACGCTTTACGTTGCGCATCTTTTGATTTGAAGTTAAACGATACGGCTAAATTGCCTAACATTTGAAACTGCCCTTTCGCTAAATCTAAGTATTTATTGATTTGTTCCTTTTTCGATTTGGCTTCTTCTTCATCGTACTTCTTGTTTATATCGGCAATTTCTCTACGTTTGGCTTCCGTTATTATCTTTTCTTCTTGACTTCCTGCTTCAGCCATTCGCTCCATTTCAGCATACTTCTCCTCGATTAAATATAGTTCACGTTTTTGCTCCGTTAAAGATGCTTGATAGTTTTCTTCAGCAAGAACATCAACTTGGTTTAAAAATTCTTCGTGTTCTTTTTGTTGTTGTTGTTTAACCCATTCCTGAAAATCTATAGTGCGTTTTTTTACTTCTTCTTGATACTTTTCGTCTATTGCTAACAAATCTTTGTTTAAAATGTCTTTAGCATTTATGAGTATTTGACGTTCTTGCTCGGTTAATTTAGATTCAGCAGTTAAACGAAGTTCTTCTATTGCTTTATTGTATTGCGCACGGCTTATCTTACCGCTTTGGTATTGTTTATCTAAGGCGGCTTGTTCGTCTGCCATTCGTTCTTTCAGGAAGTTGTCTCGGTAGTCGTTATATGCGTCTTGTCTTACGGCTTTTTCCTTTTCTATTCCGTCTTCCATTAACGCTAACTTTTGATTTTCTAATTCTTCCTCCAGTTTTAATTGGTCTTCGTATTGCTTCTTGATTGCGTCAATGTACTCCTTTCGTTTCGCATCACTTATTTGCTTGATTTTGTCGAATGCTTCTTTATTTTTATCCGCCATTTCTTTGCGGTGTTCCGCTTCCATTACTTCAATGGCGTGTTTTGTATCCACATTGTCTTTGTAGGTTTCGTCCATTATCTTTTGGACTTCTTTCATTCGTTTTTTTAACGATTTATACCTATCGGAATCTTGGTCTTCGGATTCCATAAGCAATTGCATTTCTGCTTTTATGGCTTTCATTTTGGACTTTTGAACTTCAAGGAATACTCTACCACTGGCAAGGTGTGATTTCGCTTTAGATAGTTCCATTTCGTAGGTCGCTTTTCCTTCGGCTTTTGCTAAGTCGATTTGACGTTGTGCTTTAGCGTCATTCTGCGCTTGTTCTTTTTTAATTGCATTGGCTCTTTTATCCGCAGCCTTTACCACCGCTTCGGTATGTTCTTGAGCATTCTTTTTAGCTTTTGCCGTTTGCACATCGTCAACCACCCCAAAGTATTCTAACGCTTTAATCGTTCCGTAGATAATACCTATAATCGGAAACATAACCGATATTAATATCTTTGCGCCGGTTCCAAGTTTCTCAAACTTTTCACGCGCCCACATTACCCCAGCAGCTAATTTGTCAAAGTTGGCTATAAGTAACCCAATACCTACTACTATCGCACCGATACCCGTAGAAATCAACGCAATTCTAAATAGTTTCATCGCATTAGTTCCTACTCCTGTGGCTACTGCCGCTCCTGTTTGTGCCGTTGCGAGTTGTGAAGTTGCGACCGCCTGTGCTTCAGTTGCAGCCGTGTCTGCCGTGTCTAATGCCGTTGAAACAGCCGTTGCCGCATTCTTTTTAAATAACGATTGAGTAACATTACCAATCATTATTCCAAGTACTTTAAATTGGTCTTTCGCCTGAGTGATTGCGCTTATTCCTTGAGATAATGCCATAGCACTTTGTACCTTTAGCATCATTTGTTGTACCTTTTCGGATTCAACTCCCATTAAACCCATAGCACCAGTAACCGCTGAAAATCCACCCGATACACCACTTAATGCACCGCTTAACGCTTGAAACTTTTTGTCGGGGTTAAATGCGTCCGACATCATTTTAGCATCTCCGATTTTATCCTTTAACATAGCGACTTTCTTTGCCGCCTCTTGTGCCTGTTTCGAGTTCATCCCGAATTGGTCAGCCATCTTTTGTAGTTCAACGGTAGCTTCTTTAAGTTGACGTTTTAACGGGACTGCGTTGCTATTTATTTCGAGATTGATTTGTTTAGTTTCTGCCATTGGTTATTCTTTTTACTTTTAACTCACGTTTCGCCTGATTGTACGTTCCTTTAATGTCCGAATGTAATTTGTATTTTCCTTTTGCGATTTCAATATATTCGTGTTCGGCTATAAATTCCGATAGCTGAAGTAGTTGAACTATTTGATTAATATAACTCATTGTCTAATTATTATTATTGGTTGCACTTGCGTAAGTCCGTTTGTAAAATCAAAATTTACGTTAATTGTAATTACATCAGGTTCTTTTGCTCGTGGTAAAATAAATGTTACCGTTTGGCTTTCAATTATTGGGTCGGGTAAAATAACATCGGGATTGTCGCACGAAAACTCTACTCTATTTGCTAATTGCGGTAAAGTAATTGGAACGCTTATACCATCTTGACTCGTGTTTGTGTTGATTATCCTTTCAGGAAAAAGCGGCATAAAATCGTTCAATAATTGGAACGTGGTTTCACCGCTTACAAGATTCGTTTTAAATTCGTTTATGATGTAACGCTTATCTCGAATGATTATCCTATCGTTTAGCTGTAATGTTGTCAAAATCGAAACGGGTAAGTTCGCCTTAATCGTTGTTAGCCTGTTCTTAGGGTTAAAAAGATTAGCTAAGTAAGGAAAATAATACGTTGCAAATATTGATTGTTGAATAGGTGCTAACCAGTACGAACTTGTTTCAGGAGCAAAATTCAATGAATAATCTATTCCGTTATCAGTTAGGTCTTGTCCGAACATCATATAATCGTGGTTACTAACGTGAGCCGCTCCGTCAGTGTAAACGATATGGTCGGTTAAATTAATACCACCAAACTTGTAAAGTAAACACGGCTTTGGTATGTACGGACTAAACGATTCATTTAACGAATAACCTACTTGTAAACCAGTAGGACTTCCGGCGTGGTAAAATTGATTGAATAATAAGTTCTCAAAAGGTACTTGAATACTAAACTCTCCGCCATCGTACGGATATTGATATTCCGTGTTTCCGTATTCCTTTAAGCCTTGATTGTAAAACGCTTTATTCATTAACGAGTTAGATTCTTGGAATGCGAATCCTATTTTTTTGTAAAGTTTTACTCGGTCTATTCCTATTTCGGTTTTATCCGTGAACTCAGTTATATCTATAACTGCTCCTGAAGCGTACCAATCAGCTAAAGGAATAATAGTGTAATTAAAAGTTCCGTTAATTAACCCCGTACAAAAACACGTTAAGTTAAATTGCTTTAAAATACCCGCCACGAACTCGTTTACTTTGATTTGCGGTGCTAACTGCGCCAAGTCGGTGTAAGTTGTTAGCGTGTTCGTGAAAGTGTCGTAGGTAACGTAATCCGTGTGAAATATCGCACCTACAAAATAACTTACTGAGTAGGTTATATTAAAATCAATAGTCAAAGATGCCGTACTTCGAACCTGAAAAGTATAGTAGTCGTTTAAGCCAAGCGTGTTCAATATGTAAGGAAAATTACCATTCAACGTAAACCCTAATCCGTTTAACGTACAAAATATTGCGCCATTGCGATAAACATCTACATAGTAAGGAATGATTGTACTTGAAATCGTATTGACATTTACATAAATACTTTGAAAACTTGCTCCGTTTTGAAATATGGTTGAAATCTTGCCTTGTGTTGTATCAACGTAATAATTCAGCGCATAAACAGGAGTATAAGACGATGTTAAAGAATTGAAAATAATATCTTGCGCCTCCCCTGTAAATTCAAAAGTGTTTTTATTCTTATACCATAGATACGCCTTAGTAAATTTCGGGTCTGTTAAGAATGCTCCGTTAAATTTGATTCCGTACGTTTGTTGGATGCAGTCGAAAATAGATTTTACTCGAACTGCTGGAAATAACTCACGATAATCAATCGCACCCGCATTCGTATGAATGTCGTTAGCCGTTAACCCAAGCGAACCAATCAACCAAGCGGGAATGTCTGCCGAATTAATTGCGTTGTTGTATTCCCATATTCGATTTGAAGTGATGAGTGGGTAACATACATCGTAGTCGTTTCCAATATCAGTTATCCGAGTAAATACTTCCGTAAAATTGTAGTCGTGATTTATTGTCGTGTAGTTAACATCACTTAACAAATCTTCACCTAAAATATCTTTTAAAGTGGTTACATCTCCGTAGAATGTTATCGTGTAGTTGTCAGGTTGTCCGTTTTTTAGTTGACTCTTTTCCATTTGGATTTTACCCCTACGAAAAAACGTCATATCTATTTCAATGTATCCATTTAAACGCTCTTGATAATTGATTGAACTATTAACCGCGTTTTCGTAGAAGTACTGCCATATCTTGTTATTGTTTGCGCTCGTTGGTATTGTGAACGATTGCGAAAAGTCGGTATAGGTTTTGGAAATATCCTGAATGTTTTGAATCGTAGAATTTACTTCGATATTTTCATCGTTGAATAAATCCAACTCCATTCCCTCTACAAAGATGCGAACTTGCCTTTTCATTAGATAACATTATTTATTAAGTCGTTGCTTTGTTCGAACTCTAAAACGTAATTTATTTTTTTGTTATTTATGTTCTTTTGCTTTTCGATTTCTTTTGTTTTAAGTTTTACTGGTTCGTTATTAAGTAGGATTCGTTCACTTAACATTAATTGCTGAAGGTTTGAATTAAACGATTCGTCAACCCACCCTGTGTTAACTCGGTATGTTATGATTCCGTTTGTGTTAAATGTTTGACGTTGGTTGGCTTTGGTGTCCCAACTTCCAAATAACCCAATTGTTTGCATTAAATTAAATTCAGTTGTTGTTGTTGCCAAACTTTCAAAAGACGCTTTAAAAAAGAATTCACGTTGCCACGCTCCGTACATATTAATGAAGTCCACTACTTGTACATCGTATCTACATTCTTCCATTGGGTTAAATGTAGCAGTCCAACTCAATACGGAAGTAGGAGTAAAGATTTCAACTTTGTTTCCCGTAAGATAGTAATTTGGGTAAACACGATAAAGGTTGTACATATTATCTGCACTAATTGTATATGAATGCGTTAACCCAGTTTGTAACTGCGTATATTTTACCGTCCAACCAACTTCCAAATAAGCCGTAAACGTACCCGCCTGTTCTAATTGATTTAAACTTGGGTTGTTGTTTGCATCCGACCAAAAGTAATAATCCATTTCGTCTAAATGTACTGGCATTGCTTGACCGTGAGACGGATTGTAACCTTGTGAATAATACCCAAATCCATCGTACGCCCAATACGTTATTGTATCTAATAAAACGTAGGTATTCAAAACTAATTTGTAACGCTTTACGTCAACTAAAACGTATTGATTAAAACCCAATAAACCACCATCAGTAGAATAATTATTATTAAACACATCGTGTTTTATTTGCTCCATTAAATACGGAGAAATATTGTACAACGTCTGCGTATTATTACTTGCAGGAATAAGTTTTTCAAGCGTATAACTCGGTGAACTTGGTGGTGTTGTTCCGTTGTAATATATGTAAAGTTCTACCTTACTTCCCGCTTGTCCGATTTCGTTTATCTCAATGATGTACGGACTTCGTGCAAATATTCTATTTATTATCATAGTTTTTAAAATTTTCTTTCATTATCGTGTCAAATAGTTCTTCTACTTCTAAGCCATAAGCCTTTATCATAGCATCAGGAAGATTCTTGTACGCCTGTTCAAATGGTTTAGTAAAAAACAAACTCGGTTTAATTCCCTGAGCAAAGATTCGTTTTTGTAGCCAAAATCCGATTGTTTGGTAGTTGCCTTTTTTGTACTTTCCTTCTTCGTCTCTTAAACGTATGTTTTTAGATTTCGCCCAGTTTATCATAGCTTGTAAAGGTGGTTTCTTTACCTTGTAGCTAAATGGACTACTCGGTGCTTTTTGTCTTCCGTTTTTTACTAAGGTAGGGTTGCTACCCTTTACCCCTTTATCTTGATACCACCCGTATTCAGGCATTTCAAAATAAAAACGTATTGAGTTCTCCATTACTTTAAAGTCAGCCTTGATACTATTCGACAAAACACCAGTAAAATTCTTGCGACTTAAATTCGATTTGGATTTCGTGATAACGTAATCACGGAACTTTTTTAATGCCTTTAATTGTTCTGCCTTTTCCATTTAACAAATAGTCATATCGTTAGGGAAATCAACATCAAAGGTCATAGCCCAACCCGCTAAATAATTTTCGAATCGTTCTACAAAAGGTTCGCACGTTGGCATACTATTCAGGTGGTATAGCTTGTCCCAAATGTTTCCGTGTTTAAGCATTTCGAATGCTCGGTTTAAAATCGCGAGTTGCGTATTTAAAACGTCTATTTCGTTATCCGCAGTTTCGAACGTATTGGGTGCTTCTTCTTTTCGTTGGCTTACGTTATCCATAGCCATCAAAGTTATATTTGCAGTGATTACGTTGTCATTAAAAGTAACTTGATTAACCATTATATGAACCAATGGAAAAATAGTTTGTTTACCTAAGTCAACGTTGAAGATTGAACCTTGCGATACGGTATTAACTAATGGGTCTCCGTTAAAGTGTGTTCTTAGTTCGTTTAAAAGTGAGTAGTATCCGTTCATTTGTAACTCTTTTTTATTTCCATTATTTCTATTTCGTTTTTTTCTGCTTCAAAGGTAAGATAGGTAAGACATTTAAATAATCCGTATTTTGTAACCTCGTCATATTTTGTAAGGTCTCCCTTAGCGAGTCCATAGATTGAGCTATACCACCCCCATTTTTTTCCAAACTGAGTTCGTGCGCTAAAGTCGCTTGTTCGGTCTTGTTCATCTTTGTTAGTTCGCTCTCCAAATAGTTTAGGGTAGCGCTTAACAACTCGTTTCCTAAAGTCCAAAAAAAAAGCGAAGCGGAAATAGCTACGTCCATCGGTGCGTACAACATTAAGTCGCTAAATTCACTTGCTCCAGTATATTCCATAATGTTATATTTTTCGTCTTTTTTTAACGTGATTGGTCGGTACATCACTGCCATAGCTTTGTGGAATGTATCCCACTTTGAAAGGTAGTTATCTAAATCCACGTATTCACCGAAAGTAATATTTTCTAAGTCAGGAATAAACCCGAACTCAATGTCTCCGATTTTAAATGTTGGTTTGAACTTTGGCTTTTCGTCAAAGATTTTCGTGAAGTGTTGTATTAGTTCGTTTATGCTTGACAATTTGATTTTGACAATATCCTTTAGTTCTATTCCGCAAAAGATTTCAATCATTTTCTGCGCTATAAATTCTTGGTCGTTTGACGATTCCTGTAACTTCAGGAACTTTTGGTAGTTGACCAAAGGTATTTCGCTAATTGAACTTGGAACGGTGATGTCTAACTTCATAACTTATAAACTATTTATTCGTTTTTTTGTAATTCACAACGTATTCGTGTGCGTGAATAAGCATTTCAAAGTGAGCGGTAAAACGTGCCATATTATTGAACACTATTCTAACTCGTTTTCCGGTACGCTCGTGAATGTATTGCTCAACTCGAGTAATCATTACTTGCATATCGTTGGTTTTATCGTATTGCATAGTTTCCGTAGTTTGAACCTATCCCAAGCGTTTCCATTTCGTGATACCTGAACGCATCAATAGCGTGGTTATTAAAATTGATAGGTTTGTTTAATCGTTTGCCTTGTTTGTCGGTATCCCAAACATATGAACGTAGTTCTTTAATTAAATTACTGCTATTCGAAGTAACTAAGTATTCGTTGCGCTGAATAACATCTATTCCGTAGTTTATCGAATCCTTACCTTTGGTTACTCCTTTAATCGTTATTCCGTAGCGTTTAATTTCGTCTATTGATTTAGGTTCGGAAGAATCAGCGTACACCACCACGTTTTTCGGTAGCAGTTTTGCGATGTCGCTATTTAATAACCCTGTTTGGTATGCTAACTCGTTTACTATTCGTTGTCCGTTGTAATTGTATATTTCTATTATCGCAGTCGGGTCATTGGTATAACCAAAGTCAAGTCCTATTCCTAACAACTTAGCTTCTTTAGGTATCGTGTCGATTTGTTTCCAATTACTGAAAACTACTCCTTCGAGCATTCCAAGTTGACCTTCTCCGTAAACCTTCCACCAATTCGCCCAATAAGAACTTGTATTTGCTTTGTCGCGGTTCTTTTCTATTTGCTCTACTATGCTTTTGTCTAACGCTTCGTTGTCCTTGTAAGTAAGAATCAGGAAGTCCGAATCGGGTTCGTCTTTTAGTTCCGTATGTACCCAAAATTCATTTGCAGGGTTAAAGTCCAAATAAACTTCCTTTCGTGTTCTTATAGCCAATTCGTTGTAAGCGTCAAAGGTTACGTTGTTACATTCGTTTATGTAAAGTATGTCGCGCCTTGCACCACGCAACTTGCTTGAATCGTCTGCGGAAAAAAACTCTATTACGCTTCCGTTGGCAAACTCATAACGAAGTAAAGATTTGTTGAACCTATCTTCAATATACCTACCCGTCCACTTCATTATTTTCAGGAAATCCTTTAACGCGCCACGCCTTAAATGTGGTATAGTTTCGGCAACTACGCTTATTTCGATTCCGTGTATTAATAGCGCCTTATTAATTAGCACCGCCAAAATTGAATACGTCTTGGAAGCACTCGTGCCACCCTGAATAATCTTAACGCGGTTCTTTAATCCGAGTACCTTATTCGTTGCGGTTGTCCTCTTGAACATCAGGAAAAAGTGGAATTTCTATATTCGTTTGTTCGATTTGCTGAACGGGCGCACCATAACCGCTATCCATTAACGCTTTGTACGCGTTTACATCGCCTTCACGTGCTTTTTTAATTAGCGCCAAGGTCATTAAGTCTTCTTGGCTCATTGTTTCGTTCTCGCCGGTAATTGGGTTTTTTAATGATTGATTAACTTCTAACCAACGGCGCGCGATTGTGCTTCGGTTCTTACTTCCTTTTGGTCTTCCCGCAGGGTTTCCGCTTTCTCCTTTGCTCCAAGCGGGTTTTAAATTATCTTCTTTGTTCATATCGGTGTAATTTCGGTGTTTTACTCTGTTAATCCAATTATTTTTTTTAATTGATTAATCATCTGATATTTATGATGCATCTCTCCAATTCTCCATCCTTTTTGAATTGATAAATGTCGTTCAAAATCTTGGTTACAATATTTAATTTTATCTTGTAAATCTTCATAACTTGTAACTATGTAATCTTTTATTTGGTTTTCAAAAGATGCTATTTCCGATTTTCGTATTGTGTTCCAGCAATTCACATCAAAAAAAACAACATTATTACAAAATCCAGCTTCATACCAACGATTAGCTAAGTTATTAAATACTTTATGTGTATATTTATCCTCAATGTATAATGAGTATCTAAAAAAGTTTAATGTTTCCTTTTTATCTTCCCAACTAATTGTATCTAAATATTTAGGATTGCAATTATTATGTTTAAATTTTTTCATATTCTTTATGGAGGTACTTAAATATATTCCATCTTGGATATACTTTTTAAAATACTCCTTTCTATCTTCTCTCCATCTACCATAATAAATACAATCGTATTTTTTTTCTATTAATTGATTTGATTGTTTTACCACAAGTAAGTTTAAATTTAGAAATGATTGTCCTGATTTATACTTTCCATAACTATTAAAATTTTCATCTACATTGCTTATTACGTGGTGCATTTTATTTAATCTTGTCAATACATAATAAAGCGGAGGATGTCCACTTTGCTCATATTCTCCAACTAATCTAAATATTTTTGAATTTGGTGATTTTTTTACAAATTCAAATTGTTTTTCTATTTCGCCATTAATAGATGCAAACCCAAATATAAATATATCATATTCCTTATTATTATTAATTAACTGGTCTGTTGAATAATAAAAGTCAGCTCCTAATTCTTTTTGTAGCAATATCATATTACGCATATTTACGGCAGTAAAATTACTTCCTATCTTAGTGCCTACCTTAATATCTAATAATGCTATTCTCATAATGCAACTTTAATTAAAAAGTCTTCATATTTTAATTTATTAGAAGAGCAATTTAATTTAGTTTGTAATTCCTCTAGTTGTTCAATAGATTCACATTTAATTGTAAAATTTACTGACTCATTAAATTCATCAATTTGTTCAATATCATTTATATTACTATCAAATATAGGAATATCTAAACCCCATTCCTCAAGTTTATCAACATCCCATTCGTTTGCTAAACTATCCCAATCCCATTCCCCGAATCCTACGTTATCTTTTACAATAAATTCGTCTTTTTGTTCGCTTGTAAGGTCGTTCGCTCTAACTATTGACACTTCGGTATGTCCTGCTTCTTTAAGTGCCTTAAAACGCATATTTCCACCTAATATAATGTTATTCTCATCAACTACAATGGGACGAAGTTCCAACATTTGCGGAAAGTCCTTAATTGATTGAACTAATTTTTTAAACTTTTCGTCTTTAATTAGTCTTGGGTTTTTCGGGTTCGGTTTAATTTCCGATAACTTTACTTTTTCTATTTTCATATTATTGCGCCTATTCCTCTTAATGCTCGTACGACATCAACGTTGTTATCGTAGTGTGTTACTATTCCAAGTTCCTTTACCTTTTCAATTTTAGCTTCGTTGCTACCCATAGCGTAAACCCTTCCTACTGGTATATCTAACTCGTTTGCTTTAGCTAACATTCCGTCTTTATTTTGCCTTGCTGAGATGATGTAAACTTCTGCTCCTTCGCTTATTAGTTGCTTCGCCTTTTCGTAACCTCGTTTCGTACTTAAAGTTCCGTCAAAATCGAATGAAATCTTTTCGCCGGCTAACTTGGTTTTAAACGCATCTTGACAAACTGCGTAGCGTTGGTCTATATCGTATTCGTCCTTCATTTTAGAATCATCCATACAACGCTGGATAAATTCCTTTTCACTTTCGTTACTCGTTGGTTGTGGTATCGGCATCTTGTTCTTCTTTATAGATTGCGTATAACTTATTCAATTTATTAACTACTTCCCGTAAACACGAACCGCAACTTGTAGGTTGCATTTTTTCGTGCATTATTCGATTGTAGATTTTAAGTAGTTCTCGTTGTTCGCTTGGAGAAACTGAATTTCTACCCTGTGCAAAGAATCCGTCTAAATATTTGTATTCGTCTTCCGTTAGGCATTCAGGTCGTTTGTATCTCCAAAGGTCATTTAACTTTTGTTTACGTTCTTCGCATCCGCAATCTTCGCCTAATACCCATTTAGCTACCTTTGCGATTCCTGTAGCTTCTAAAACTTGCTCTACCGTGTCTCCTAAACCTTCGGCTTGTTTTTTTCTTCGTGCCATATTTATTTTATTTAATTAATTCGTAATCCGTGTTTTTGTAGTCCTCATAATCTTCCTTAAACTTATTCCTTACTTTGCTTTTGCAGTTCTTTAAGGTATTGAAGATTGAACTGGAACTGATTGTAGTTTCCTTTGCGATGTCTCTAATACTTAAATCCGTGTCTTTGTATATCGTGAAAAGTTGTTTATCGTACCAATGCCACGAATCTACTTCTTCGTGTATTTTACTGAGCAATCGTGTATAGGCTTCTTCTTTAGTTAGGTTGGTTGGTTCGTCTTTTAGTAAGGGTAAGTTGTCAAGGTTTACCATTTCGTTCTTCTTTTCAGCCTTAACGTGTAATAGGTAAAGATTGCGTAAAACAAAATACATAAAACCTTTATTGACTTGACCATCTTGAATAATATTTTCAGGTTTGCAATACTTATGTAATCGTAGGTAGGATTCTTGCACGATGTCTTCAGCGAAGAAATCCTCGCCAAAACTTTTGACCAGTTTAACCCATTCTTTGTGGTCTTTCACTACGATGTTAAGCCATTCCATTGTTCATTTTGTAGTCAAATATAATGATTAATTTCTAATCACAACAAAAAACAAAAAAACCGACCACGAAAGTCGGCTTAATGTTAGATTCCTTTACTTACTCGGTAAACGTATTCGTCAAGTGTTCGTAGTGTTTTGATGCTTACCAATGCGCCTGATAAAAATCGGTCTATTGTGTATTGGTGCATCTTTAAACCTCGTTGCTTTATTTCCTTAACTA